GTATGCAGGGGGTTCCCTAGGCTAAAGGTCTTGCTAACGCCTCTTAGGCCCGCCAGGAACGCCTCCACCGCCTTCGCATCGCTGCGCTTTAAGGGCGGAAGTTTAATTTCAGCTTCCCACCGGACGCCGGGGTGCTCGTACACCTGCTGGTCAAACGTAAAGGGGCTGCTGCTCATTGCGGTTGCTGAGCGCAGGCGCATGGTCATCGACTGTATGCCGACGCTTGGAAAGGAAAAGTCTGCGGCCATTTACGCGCCCACCATTGCCCGCGAGTAAGCACCGCCGCGCATCCTGCTTTCCGCGACCGCTGCTTTCGCTGCTGCCTGTATTTGCGGCATAAGGTTCGCAATTTCTGCACGAACCGTCTGCTGCACGCCCGTCGTGACATTAATAGTCTGCTGTACTATCACACTGCCGCCGCCTAGCTTGTCGTTAGGGACAATGCTGCCGCTGCGGGAAGGCACAAATAGCTCAGGCCCACGCTCCCCAACGAGGTGCATCTTGCCCCTATGGACCGGGCCGCCTATTGCGTTTTGCGTGGGAGGCGACGACGGTGCCGGGGAAGGGCCGGTTGGGAAGGCCCCGGTGATAGCGTTGAACAGCGGCTGCACCAAATAATACTTGATGAGCATTTTTGTTAAGTCTTGGACGATACCGCGCGCCATATCCGCAAAAGCGTCCTTAAGGCTCTTAGTGCCTTCGACAGCCGCGGCCAACCCATTCGTCAGGCTATCAATGCCGCTTTCCGCGAGGCTCTTAAAGTCGGCCTCCATCTTTTTACCGCGCTCGCCTATAGACCCAAAGCCTTCCGCAATGTCCTCAAATGCTAAGCCAGCGGCCATGCCCATCTGCTGAAACAGTGACGGCATTTTCGCGACGGCCGCGACGGCCGGCTCGGTAACTTCATTAACCGCGTCTTTTGACTTAGCAAGCCCCTCAAGCAACGCATCAAAAGCAGCGGTAAGGCCATCGGTCGGGATTAAGTCGATTAAGTTGCCGCCATCCTCAGGCTTGGCAATTTGGCGCAAGCGGGCCATCTCCGCTTCTAAAGCGTCGATGTTTGCTTGAACGTCAGCTTTTGTGCGGGTCAAAAACCCAAACAGCCCGTCCGCTTTATCGGGCGCCTTCTCTAGCTCCGCGTATAAATCCGCTAGGTTTTTTTCGTAATTTTGCAGAAGCACTTGCGCACCAGACCGCTCGTCTAGCGTAAACATATTTTTAAAGTTGGCCCACGCTTGGGCCGTGGTGTTGATGCTTTCGATAAAGAAATTAAAGAAATTAACGCCCGCCAGGACAGCCGTTTTCATGCCTTCGATAAGGTCGACGGCTACGGCCTTTGCTAAAGCCTCAAAGCCGCCTTTAGCTGCGCTCTGCTCGACAATTAGGTTTGTGAAGTGCGTGGTCAAGGCCTCTAGGCCAGGGGCCAGTGCTGCGACCACCTGATCCCTAAACCCTTTGCCTACGCCCACAAGCCGGGCCATGCTGTCGTTCGCAGCCTCCACCCCTTTGACGGCGCTGGTGCTAAGCACCATGCCAAGGGTTTCGGCGTCCTCAAACATACCCTTAAGGCCGGAGCGCCCCTCTTTAAGGGTTTGGACTAGCGCTACACCTTCGCTATCAAAAAGCTTCATTGCCAGGCGAACGCGATCCGCGTCCGTGCCGGCGCCCGCAAAGGCGTCAGCAAGCGCCAGCATTTGCTCCTCTAAGGGCAGTTTTGTCAGTTGGCTAGCGTTAAGGCCAAGCTCTTTAAGAGCGGCCTTGGCCTCGCCCGTACCCTGCGCAGCTTCAGCCGTTCGACGAATAAAGCGTTGCAACGCCATATTCATCGTGGCTGTTTCAACGCCAGTAATGGTCGCGGCGTGGTGCAGCTTTTGGAGCTCTTGGGTTGTTACCCCAATGCGGTTTGCTGTCTTGGCAAGGGCGTCGGTAGCGTCAAGCGACGCCTTAACCATAAGCCCCAGGCCGCCAGCACCGACAGCAGTAGCAATGCCGGTCTTAAAGTTAAGCAGTGACTTGCGCACCGCCCCCAGGCTGCGGTTAACGGACTTAAACGCCTGAGCGGTTTTGTCGACGGCGGTTAGCTTTATGCTTACTTCAGGTCTTTTGGCCATCGCTGTCCGTCACTATTTTAAAATAAGCAAGCCACTCGTTTAGCTCGCTTACGGAGATTTGCTCAATCTCCTCGATTGTCTTATGCAGTCGATCCGCAAGCGCAATAAGGTTCATGCGCATGGGATCGCTTAGGAGTTTTTTTCAGCAACCTCCGCAGACTGCACCGTTCCCATTAGCTGCTCAGCGATTTTGCCAATTACCAATAGCTCCTCGCCCATAAGGTCAAGGCGATCTTCCGCCAGCGGAAATAGCTTGTCGCCATTTGCATCCTCAGCCTTCATGCAGATCAAGTCCACCATGCCGGCTATGTCTTGGGTTTCCAGAAAATCAGGGTACTTTTTCTGAATCTCCCGGTATTCATGGCAGGTAAGAGGGCGGGCCCACATTACATACGGGGACCCGTCCTCCTCCGGCCAATCCACGACACGAATTTCATGCCGCTTTACTGTCCTGCGGTTGCGTAACTCCCTCGCCTTTCCCATGGTTACGACACCGTCGATTCAGTTAGAGCACCGCTAACTTGCACGCTAAAGGATGCTTCTACCATGCCGTCAAAAGACGCCGTAATGTCAGACGCAGTAACGACACCGGACCCGCTGTAGTACACGGCACCGGAACTCGTCCCTTCCGGGTAAAGCTCAAAGTCGATGCTCGCGCGCTCGTCAAGGACCAGCTGGCCAGTGGTGTCGCTGCTGTCCCAGTAGCAGTCCACGGACATCGTGGCGCTGCCTTGGCCTTGCTTATAGGTACGGTGGGTGTCACCCATTACCGTATCTTCGATGGCGTCAGCTGCACGCGAAAGCGTGAACGAACGAACCTCAGCGACCGCAGCGACTGAGCCGCCACTGGTCGCGACCTTAATGCTCCCGCTGGAGCCAGTTACAGTCGCCATTAGTCATCCTCCTCAGGATCGGGCGCTTCGACAAACTCAGGCTCAGGTTTAGCTGCTGCCTTAGACTTCTTGGCAAGCTTCCAGCCCCGACCCTTGAGAAAATTAAACTTGTGCTCGGTCACGAACATAATATGACCGTCCTTTTCAATTTGGACTAGCTCGCTCATGCCGCGGCCTCCACGTTGTTCTCTAGCGTAGTGTACTCGCACTCGACGTCAAGCGTAGCCTGCGCCACCGGCTGGTCCCCGTCCCCACTGAAGTCAGCATCAAAGCTAATGATGCGCGTGTCCTTTGCATACCCCCCGCGGGTGCGGTCAGTATAAAGCGCTTCCTCTACCTCGACCGCAATAGCGTCCAGCGTGTCGTCAAAATTACTGACGCCCTTCACATAAATCTCAACGGTTACGACCAGCGTGCGTATCTGCGTCCGCGGCGGGTTTACCGTAGCGTAGTCGGTTGTCTCCGACTTCGTAAAAATGGCAATGCCAGGAAGGCGGTCCTCAGCCAAAGGGTAAACGCGCGTCTGGTAGACGTTGCTTCCGGTAGTAGCAAGCCCCGTAAGCGCGGTCTCAATATTGTCCCTTATTAGCTTGCGGACGTGAGCCATTATGGCTTCTCCAGCATTAGCTCGGTCATACCAGTGCCGTCAGGCATAACGACCCGAATGGTGTACGTCACGCCATCAATCGCCAGCGCGTCCCCTTCAGCTGCGCCAGTAATGTCAGCAGTGCGACAGACAAACCGCGGGCGCGTCACTGCAAAGCTAACGCTACCCCCTGCATCTACCGCTTCATAATCGTTATCCACAATGCCAGTCACAGCAGAACCCGTTCCCCCAGCAGGGGTAAAGGTCGCGCTTACGCCAAAGTCGGCAAGAAGCAAGGCGCGGTCGTCTGCTGTTTCTACAGGCATTGCTTAATCCTCGACCTTTTTAGCCCGGGCGCGTCGCCGCGGCTTGGTCACTTCGTCAAAACCCAAAGCCCTATTTTCGTCAGGCGCGGGCTCGTCGTGAGGTGCCACCCGACCAATGGACATTAGGTCCCGTGCCTCTAAATCGCTTAGCTCAATAATTGAACCCATGCGCCGGGCTCGACCACCAGCTACGCAACTTTGCAAAACCTTGTAGCGCATAATCTCTCCAAAGGATCAGGCCCCCCGAAGGGGGCCATCACCTATTTCACTTAGCTACCGCCGTCGTTCCCAAGGCAGAAGCTAGCAGCGTGACGGACCGCAAAGTCCATCGTGCTGATTGCGCGAAGTCGAACGGTGCCAGAAGCGCTGTTCGTGTAAGGGTCCAGAAGCAGGTCGACGCCGCCCCACATTCCTACCAGGGCGTCGTTGAAGTTGCCGAAGAAAAGATCGCCGGCCGACACCTGATTGGACACGATGGTCCGGTAGCCGTTCATAGTCCCATCGGGGCTAATGACGAACTGGGCGGTATTCGCCGCTTTTTCGACACTCTTAAGTGCGCCGTACATGGAGGCCGGCAGGATA